GCCCATACGAGAGCGACTTCCTCGCAATCGGTGCCGCCGATGGCTTTGAGATCTACGAACAGCAAAAGGGTGCAATCCAAGTCGAAGCCACCGATGGCTCGCTGTCACGCATCATCAAGTTCCGCGGGTACCTTGCGACCTTGATGCTTGATGCCAGCAAGTTCGTTGAAATCGCCTAGTTCACTCCCTCCAGGTGACACTGAACGGTGGCAACTTACTCACTTACCCATAAACAGGTAGTTAGTAATGTTGCCGTCGTTCAGTTGCTGGAGCCTCACAACTTTGAGGTAGGGCAGTCAATCACGCTGTCTGGCATCAATGCCACGTGGAATGGCACGCACAAGATTCTGGCGTTGCCCGAGTACTACTTCATTGGCGTATCGCAGCAAGGCGATTACCAGTACGACACTGACACCATCATTCCCAATCAGGTGCAGTTCGCACTTACTACGGCGGATGCTGATCGAGCAGCTGCCACCGGGACATGTACCTATTCGGTGACGTGCTCATGGATTGTCCTGGGCGATGTCGAGGACTACCTCGGCTTCACGTTCACCAACCCGAGCGCTGACCTTGACGTAGCCAACATGGCAGTAAGCGCAGCGAACCAATTTGCGTACCGTAAGCGCGAGGAGTCAGGCTATTTTGACTCACCAACCACTGTGCCCGATGGCGCGGTAAAGCTCGGCACCGTCCAGTACGCGGCAATCCTTTACCGTGAACGCGGCTCCACCGAGGCGTTTGCGTCGTTTGACCCACTAGCAACAGGTGGCCCGGTCACAGGCAACTACGGTCAAATCCTGCGTTTGCTCGGAGTCAATAAACCACAGGTGGCCTGACATGGCAAACATGTTCAAGGATGGTTACGACCAACTGGTAACCAAACTGCAGACAATAACCGGGCTGCGCGTGTTTGATGATCCACGCAACATGAACCCACCATGCGCACTTGTCGAGGCACCGACCATCATGATGGCAACCAACGTGGTCGCTGACATGGAATTCCGCGTCGTAATGACTGCCCTAGGCACTGGTGACAATAGGACGCTTGACAGCCTGCTGGACAACATTGATTTGATTCGTGCTGCACAAATCGGTTTGACGGATGCACGCCCAACTACCGTGTCGTATGGTGGCGCTGACTACCCTGCCTACGAGCTGACAATACGCACCAAAGTAAGCCCCTAGGGCTACTAGACTGCCCTACGGGTAAGCAGCGACCCTCGACGTAGAGGAGATTCGCTACATGGCTAACGCAACCACTTATCTGGCTTCCCCAACATTTGGCATCGGTGCTGCTGTTGGCTCAATCAAAGACCTGACCGATCAATGCAAGTCTGTAGTCATTACCAAGTCGCGTGAAGCACTTGACTCCACTTCGTTCGGTAACACTGGCCGCCAGTTCGTCGGTGGCCTCACCAACGTGACCGTGACCGCCACGCTGCTCATGGAGTACTCGGCATCGCCCGGCACCTACGTTGACCTGACCAGCCTTGTCGGCACCAACGTGTACGTCGCAGTAAAGCCAACCTCGTCTGGCATTTCAACGACCAACCCAGAGTTCCAAATCACTGGCGGCTATCTCGAGTCGCTTGATTTGGTGAACGGCTCGGTCGGTGAACTGTCCGAAGTAGAAATCACCATCACCGGCGGCGTGCTGGTCGAGGACGTGACGGCGTGAAACTAACCATCAAGGTGTCATTCAAGACACCAGCAGCGGAATTGGTTACAGAGCAAGTCACAACGACAATTGCTACGGCTGCTGCGTGGGAACGCAAGTTCAAGCGCCGCGCCAGCGATCTACAAGCCGGTATCGGCATTGACGACATCATGTTTATGGCGTGGCATCAGCTCAACGTCAATAAGCGTGAAGGCCGCGATTATGACACTTGGCTTGTGTCCGTTGAGGATTTTGAGGTAGTGGAGACTGCCCACGCAAACCCTACGGAAGCAACAGCGTCCGCCGCCAGTTAGCGGAACTGCTGTTGGCTACCGGGTGGTGGCCACCTGACATTGAGTTTGATTCTGAGGATTTGGCTACCGTGTTACTGCTGGCGAGAAAGCAACAACAACGTGGCAGTTGAAAGCACCATTCAGATTTACGGCATCAAGGCGGCTCTAAAAGAGCTGAACACTATTGATGCCAAGTTGCGTCGTGAAGTGACCAAGGATTACAAGCAGATTGTGTCGAGTGTCGTGGCTGATGCCAAAGCGGCTATGCCTAGCCAAGCACCGTTGAGTGGTATGAATCGTGGCTGGAAAACAAAATCTGGCTTTGAGATTATTCCTAAAGATGGTTGGTCAACTGCTGCTGCACAAAAGATGTTGGCAGCCAAAATCAATACTAAAAAGGTCAAAGAATTTCGTGGCACCAAAGTCAATGTCGGCACGTTTCGCATTGTCTGGACTGGTACGGCAAACACCATTTTTGACATTGCTGGACGTAAATCAAGTGGCACGTTTGTAGATCGGCTAAATGCCCGGTATGGGCGCGCCTCTCGAGTGTTGTGGCCTTCGTACGAAAAGAACCAAACGCAGGTTGAGCAAGAGATGATTGCGCTGTGTGAGCGTGTGATGCGTGACGTCAATCGCAATCTCGTCATGGCTCCACAGAGTTCGTAGGATGTAGCAATGGCTGTAAACATTCCCATTATTTCCGAGTTTGATAGCAAGGGAATCAAGAGCGCCATCAATGAGTTCAAGAGTCTTGAAGGCGCTGGCGCTAAAGCCCAGTTCGCCCTTAAGAAGGCTGCCATCCCGGCAGCTGCGGCTATCGGTGGGCTGGCTGTCGTCATCGGTGACGCAACCAAAGCCGCTATTGAGGACGCAAAAGCACAAGCCCTGCTTGCCCAGGCCATTACTAATAACACGCTGGCTGGGGAAGCCAACATCAAGGTCGCTGAGGCGTTTATTGAGTCCACGATGATGTCGGCGGCTGTGGCTGACGATGAGCTACGTCCAGCCCTCGCCTCGCTTGTCCAGGTGACCGGCGAGATGACTTCGGCACAGGATGGCCTCACGCTGGCCCTCGACGTTGCTGCAGCCACTGGCGTTGATTTGGGCACGGCTACGGATGCCATTGCTAAGGCGTACGGTGGCAACACTAAGGCGCTGGGCACGTTGCTGCCTTCGGTACGAAGCCTTATCAAAGAAGGCGCGTCGCTGGATGAGGTGTTTGCGGCTGTGGCTGGTACGGTCGGCGGATCAGCGGCTGTGGCTGCCAACAGCGCTGAAGGTCAAATGAAACGGCTATCGCTGACCATTGGCGAAACGAAGGAATCTATTGGTGCAGCATTTCTGCCCATCCTCGAGCGCCTGCTGCCAGTACTGCAACGCTTTGCGCAATACGTACAAAACAACACTGACAAAGTGCTAGCGGTTATGGCTGTGGTCGGCTCCCTTGCTGGCGCAATTCTGGCATTGAACGCAGTAATGAAAATCATCACCGTGACTCAGTTGGCGTTGAACCTTGCGATGGCTGCTAATCCAATCGGCCTGGTCGTTACGGCTGTGGCGCTGTTGGTGGCTGGCTTTGGTGTGCTGGTTGCTAAGACTGGCAGCGTCAAAAACGCATTTGCCACTATGGGCAACTTCATCATTGGCATTTTTGAGAGCATTGCCAACACTTACGTGAGCATGATAAATCTGGTCATCAAAGGACTAAACCTGCTGCCGGGTGTCAACATTGGGGAACTAGGTGACATCAACCTGCCACGCTTCAACATCAGTAGCGGCGGCACTGCTAGCGGTGCTGCTGGTACAGCGGCTGGCCCTGATCGAGTAGAGCGCATGATTCAAGTACCGAGCATTCCGGCTATTGCCCCGGTGACGTTGCCTGCCCCATCGGGTGGCGGTGGCGGTGGCAGTCGCGGTGGCGGTGGCGGTCAAATGACCGTGCAACCGTTTGACCCTTCGGTGTATGACCCCAAGAGCCGCTTCTACGAAGTACCAGCCATGCTGGACGCGGCATACGCGCCAAAGCAGGCTGTGTACAACGTGACCGTCAACAGCACCATTGCCGATGAGCGATTAGGTGACACCATCGTGAACGCGTTGAAACAGTACAACCGTCGCAGCGGCCCACTTGACGTACAGATTGCGTAACCATGGCTGCCAGCGTTGTCCAATCAGGTAGTTACCTGCTCGAGCTT